GGTTGCCAGGAGCCGGCTCGGCACCGCTGGCAACCGCTGGCGCCGGCAGGTTGCCGGCCTCGGTTTCCAGCCCGGCCAGCAGCCGCTCGATCTCCGCGCCGTCGAAGCCGGTCAGCGCCAGGTCGACGCCACCCATCTCCTGCAGCTTCGCCACCTCGGCGGCGAGCAGCGCTTCGTCCCAGCCGGCGTTCAGCGCGATGCGATTGTCGGCGAGGCGATACGCGGCCTTCTGCGCGTCGGAGAGTCCGGCGCGAACAATGGTCGGCACGGTGTCGAGGCCGAGGGACTTTGCGGCCAGCAGCCGTCCGTGGCCGGCGATGATCTCGCCACGCTCGTCGACCAGCACCGGGGCGACAAAGCCGAACTCGAGGATGCTCGCCGCGATCTGCGCCACCTGCTCGGCGGAATGCGTGCGCGCATTGCCGGCGTAGGGCAGCAGCGCGGCGACCGCGCGCGCCTCGACGGCGCTTGCAGCCCATGGGGCCTGGGGCATCTGCACCTGCGTGATTTTGGAATGGTGGCTGGCGCTGCTGGCAACTGAGAGGCGCTGGCAACCTGGAAAACTGGCCTGGCGCTAGGGACCTTGCGCGCTTCCGCCCCCCGCATACAGCGGGGCCAGGAAGGACCCTGCGGCTCGAGAGCCACTGTCTCGATCGAGCCGCAGCGTGGCTGTTTAGCCGCGGCGCTCTCGCACCTTCTCTACGTGTCCTGAACCTAGCCTCATCGATTTCGGCGCCGCCAGCGGGTGAATTGTAACAGCGTGGCTGGGGCGATCTGCAGCGCCCCAGCCACGGCTCTCACGCCGCCTGTGTGCGCGGCGTCAGGCCGAAGTGCATGGCGAGCGTGCCGAGCGTCCCTACCAGGATGCCCTGCCCGACAGGGCCGTGCACTGTCCGTCCCGCCCAGCCCTGGCGCATCGCCCACTCACGGACCGAGAACTCGAGCCCGACGACGAACCATGCGCAGGAGCCCCCCGGGCTGTCGTGGCCACCGAGCGCATCCAGCGCCGCCGCGACACGGCGCCGCGCGTCGATCTGCAGTGTCGAGAGCGTGTCGACACGCGTGCCGGGGAGGCGCACGATCTGCGACGTCGACATGCCGTCAAAGCAGGCCGCGCGAAACAGCCCGCGGAAGATCTCGCCCGCTTCGTGCATCTGCGACGTGATGGTGCCGTTGGCCAACATCTGCCCAAGCGTGTCGACCGCACGGCGATGCTGCGTCGGTGTCCCGGTCTCCGGATCGGCCGTGCGGATCGGCCCCTCGAAGGTGCCGTGCTGCAGCCGCCACTTTGAGGGCTTCGACAGATCCTCGGCTCCCGATGCGCTCCGCCTTTGCTTCCGCTTACCGGCCATGCTGCTCCCCTCCATCGCGGCGCCCCCAGCGCCGGCTGGCTTCGTTGATGACGGCCTGGCGGAGCCAGGGATCGGCGATATCCTCCACGGCCAGGGCGGCGACCCCGTGCCGGTGCCAGGCAGCGGCGCGCATGGCGTCGAGGTCCACTGCGGTGGCCGGGCTGCGTGCCAAGTCCAGACACGACCGGGGCGGACGCGGCGCATCGGGCAGCCTCATGCCCGACCGCCCCGCGGATCGGTCGCCCAGAGCAGAAGGGCGATGGCGTCCGCCTCGTTGTCGTCCGCCGGTGCGAAGCCGTGTGCGCGCATGGCGGCGATCATGGCCGCCTTGTCGGCGTTGCCGCGGCCCGTGGCGAAGCGCTTGATGGTACTGACGGGCACACCCTCGTAGGCGATGCTGCGCTCCTCACACCAGGCCGACAGGTGCGCGAGGAAGCCGCCGTAGAGATGCGCGGCGTCGGTGCCTGCGTGGGAGCGCACCTCCTCGAAGGCGATGCGCGTGAGGCCACCCGTCAGCGCAGCCAGCTCACCAAGCCAGCCGCGGAAGCGCAGGTAGCGCATGCCGCCACCCTCGAAGCGGCTCGGGCGGAAGGTGACGATGCCGGAGGTGATGCTGCCGTCCTGGCTACGCAGCGCCCAGCCGGTGGTGGTGCCAAGGTCGAGCGCGAGGACTGCGGGGCGGCCGAGGGCGACGGGCAGCGGTGCAGCGAGGGGCGGGCCGCTTGCGCCGGCGGCGGGCATGGGGAGAGTCAGGGGAGCCATGGGGTCTCCGAGAGGGGATCGTCGTGGTGAGGGCGGCGACGGCGCGGTTCTTGGCGGAGCTCGCCGTCGCTGCCCGGCTTCAGGAGGGGGCGCTGCTGGGCTGGGCGGACCGGTGGCTCCGTGCGCCACGCGGGAGCGCCGAGACGTCCCACCCGTCCCGCCTCGTCCCACCCCTGCGACCGAAGTGGGACGACGAAATGCGTGCGAATTCAGACATTTGTGCGGCCTTGTCCCACCTGTCCCACTCCAGGACGGCCCGCCTAAACCCGTATAGGAAAATGTATGTCCCGACCCATCCCACCCTTCGCGTATGGCTCCAAGGACCAGGTGGGACAGGTGGGACAGTGGGACAGGCGCTCGGAAACCCGCGGAAAAGCTGAGCTTGCGCGTGTCCCACTTCGCCAGCGGAAATCGCCGAGGTGGGACAGTGGGACAGAACAGCGTCCCGATGGGGCGCCGGTTGGCCATCACACGCCCTCCTCCGGCGAGGGGGACCGGCGGTAGCGCCATTCGCGGGCGACGCCGTCCCTGGCGGAGCCGGTCGTCTTGTACCTTTCCCACTTCCTCGCCTTGAGGTAGGCGCCCACGCGCATCTGGTCGCCCTTCGTCCACTTCGCGGCCTCGATGCCGAGCGCCTGCTCCAGCACCTCGCCGATCGAGACGTCGGTCAGCGGCTTCGCTCGCGGCACGAACCGCTCCTGCCAGTCCTCGAAGTGCCCGACGCCGACATTCACCGGCTTCCGTTCTGAGACGAGCCAGCGCTCGATCCGCGCGTCCCAGGCGTCGCCCTGGTAGCGCGCCTCCTGCGCCGCGCTGGCCTCGGCGACGAGCGCGCGGTCCTCGATCCACCAGGGCGCCCCGGCGCGGTAGCGCGCGACGGCCTCGGCCCAGAGCTGGTCACGATCGCGCCGTAGCCCGTCCAGGTCGATGTCGCCGCAGCGCAGCGGCCAGAAGCGCCGGTTGCCGGTTTCGTCGCGCAGATAGGTGTCCGGGTTCACCGTGCCGGCGAAGACGCATTGCCGCGGCACGGTGACCACGTACCGCTCGTAGGGCGGGCGGTAGCGGTCGGTGGTGCGGCTGAGGAAGGCCTTGATGCGCGACACGTCGGCCTGGCCGATGGCGTCGAGTTCCGCCATCTCGATGATCCAGACGCCGCGCATCTGCTGCGCCGCGTCCTTCGAGCCGAGCTCGGCGAGCTCGTCGGTGAACCAGGGCTCGGAGGCGAGCACCTTCAACGCCGTGGACTTACGGATGCCCTGCGGCCCCTCCAGGATCAGCATGTGGTCGGCCTTGCAGCCGGGCTGCATGATCCGCGCGACCGCCGAGACCATCCACAGCGCGGCCATGCTGCGGTTGAGGGGCGTGTCCTCGGTGCCGAGATAGGTGACGGCCCAGGCGTCGAGCCGCGGCGCGCCGTCCCAGGCTAAGGCTTCGAGGTAGTCGCGCACCGGGTGGACGCGGAGGTTGCGCGCCACGGCGACGACGCTGCGGCCGACCACCACGGGCGGGACGTTGATCTCGTGCCGCTGGAGCCACTCAGCGCAGCGCACGTCGTCGGCCTCGCCCCAGGGGCGCGGATGCACCGTGCCCGCCGGATCCCAGGGCAGCGCCCGGGCGACGATGATCTCCTGACTGAATTCGTCAAACATGAGCGCGCCCGTGAAGGCGGCGTCGAGCGACAGCGCGGTGATGACGTTGGCCTCGTTGCGCTCGGGCGCACCGCCGGCGTCGATCCGCAGCAGCGATGCCCAGGGCGGCCGGACGGGCGCGCGCCGGACGTCGCCGGTCGCGTTCACGCGCCGGCGCAGCTCGACGAGCTGCTTCTCCAGGATGGAGACGGCGATGCCGGTGGCGGTCTTCACGGCGGCGAGGACCTGGCGCTCCGGGAGCGGGTCGAGCCGCGCCAGGGCCAGCCGGCCCAGCAGGTCGGCGAGAGGCTCGGAGTCAGGTGGCCGGGTGAGACCGGAGGCGGCGGTGAGCAGTTCCTCGACCGTCGTGGGCGCCGCCGCGGTGGCGGGCGCTTTCGGCTCCGCGCGAGCCGGCTGCTGGTAGTCGGCGGTGGCTACCCCGCGCCGCAGGTCGTCGTTGAAGTCGTCGCCGTGCAGCGGAGCGACGATGCGCGAGGGAATGTCCGCGAGATTCAGCCGGTCGGCCAGCGTCGCCGCGGCCTGCATCCCGGCATGCCCAGCATCGGCGAAGATGGTGACGTGGGTGGTGCCCTGCGGCCACTGCCAGCGCCGCAGCCCGTCGGCCGACAGCGCCGCCATGGTGGGGACGCCGAACAGGGCCATGGCGGCGAGCGCCGTCTCGATCCCCTCCGCCACGCCGATCCGCCCGTCGGCTGGCATGGGCGCGAGCCGCACCGCACCGGCGGCGACGGGCCCGAGCATCTTCTTCCCCGGCGGCGCCTTCCCCGAGCCGTCGTCCAAGAGGTAGGTCCGGTGGATGCCGCCTGTGGGCTCGCCCCCGCCGTCGCGGACGATGGCCACCATCCCGGGCCAGCCGCGCCGGCTCTCGAAGTCGGCGAGGTCGGGGTGGAACAGCAGGTCCGGGCTGTCGGGCAGCGCGAGGCCGCGGCCACGCAGGTAGGTCTCCGCCGCCGTCCCCGCCGGCGGCGCACAGCCTTGCAGGATCCGCACGACTTCCCGGCTATGGTCCGGCTTCGGCTCGGGCGCGCGGGGTGCGGCCGCCGGCCGATCCATGCGCGCCAGGCGAGCCGCCTCGTCAAACAGCCGCGGCTCCGGAGCGCCGGTCGCGTGGTAGACCATGTCGATCGGTCCGGCGCTCTCGCCGGTGGCGTGGTCGAATCCCCACCCCGCGAAGCGCCCCTCCAGGTGGATCACGCAGGAGCCCTCGCCGCGGGGCGCACGACCCGAGAGATCGGCGCAGCGTAACGTGCGGCCGTCGGGGGCGCGCCGGGCGTTCGGGAACAGCGCCGGCAGCCACTCCTTCGCGGTGTCCGCGAGCCGCCGCCGCACCTCCGCCAGGTCGTGCCGGACCGGGGCCAGGCCCGCATCGTTTAAGTCGATCGGCGCCGTTGTCATGCCAGGATCACCAGCCCCTGCTCGGCGCGCGTGATCACGGTGTAGAGCCAGCGGCGCCGGTCGAGCTCGGTCCGCCCGAGCCCGTCATCCCAGACGACCACGTTCTCCCACTGCGAGCCCTGCGATTTGTGCCCGGTGATGGCCCAGCCGAAGGTCGCCTCGGTCAGCCCCTTCTTCAGTTTCCAGTCGCGGTCGTGGCGCTGCTTGTCGAAGGCGACGTGGTCCTCGAAGTGGCCCTTGTAGATGCGGAGCCGCCCGCGGCTGCCGTCCGCCTGTGGGGCGCCGATGCGGTTGCCGTCCTCGTCCGTCACCACCGCCGAGAGGTAGTGGCTGCCCTCATCGACGATGTCGGAGAGGGTGAGGAACATGCCGTTGATGAGGCCGAGGTCGTTCTGGTTCTTGAGGCAGATGATCTTCTCGCCCGGGCCCGTGGGCAGCCATCCGCCGCCATCGAAGCCCGCGGCGCGGCGCATCGCGTTGTTCAGCTGCAGCCGGGTGGCGTTCATGCCGCAGATCACCTGGCCGCCCCGCAGCGCCTGCTCCGGCGTGACGTCGAGCTTGCGCATCTTCCAGACATGCTCGTCATAGCGCCCGAAGCCGATCGGCTCGCCCTGCCGGGCCATGGTCGCGAGGCGGATGATCGCGCTCTCCGCCGCCTGCCGGTGGATCTCCGTCAGCATGATGTCGGGCGCGTCCTTGGTGAACGCGCCTTCGCCCTGGATCGGCGGCAGCTGGCCGGGATCTCCGAGCACGAGGATCGGCTTGCCGAAGCTCAGGAGATCGCGCGCCATCTCCTCGCCGACCATAGAGACCTCGTCGAGCACGATCAGCTTCGCGTGCGCGGCGTCGCTCTTGGGGTTCAGCGCGAAGCGCGGGCGCTTCATGTCGGCGACGCCTTGGCGCATCGCCTCGATCGTCGCCTCGGCCGTGGTGCGCTCGAAGCCGGTCAGCCCGCGCGCTCGTGCCATCGCCTCCTCGATCTTCTTCTCGGCGGCCTCGACCTCCTCCTCCGTCGCCTCGATCACCGAGTAGATGAGGCTGTGGATGGTGCGCGCGGGCGTGCCCTTGCGGCGCAGCACCAGCGCGGCCTTGCCGGTGAAGGTGGCGGTGACGACGCCGGGCGTGCAGGGATCGCCGTCCCCGCCGCCCCGGTGGTGCTCGAGGCCGAGCTCGTCGAGCGCGAAGCGCAGCACGGTGGACTTGCCGGTGCCGGCATAGCCGAAGAGGCGGAAGACCTGCTTGCGGTCAGTTTCGTTCTGGAACCAGTGCTTGATCGCGGCGATCGCCCGGTGCTGCGTGTCGGAGGGCGTGATGTCGCTCATGCAGCTTCTCCGACCTGCACCTGGTAGTCCTTGATCACGCCGCCGCGGGATGGGTCGCCGACCTGGCATTCCCGGACGAACACGCGTCGGCCGTCGGCGAGCTGGCGCCAGTGGCCGCGGCGGAGGTGCCAGCGCGGCGAGGCGTGCGAGCCTCCGAGCCTAGCCGCCGCCGTCTTGATCTGGAATGGTTCGATCTCTGCGACACGATAGGTCCAGCCGCTCGCCACATGCCGGCTTGGCCCGCGACGGCAGAGCGACGGCACCGCATGCGGCTGGAAGACGCATCGCACGGAGAGCAGAGCCAGCGCTCGTCCGAGAACCCCAGCGAGGACTTCGGCGTAGAGGGTTGCCTCTGCGTCGGTCTCAAGCGCCGGATGGGCGAGGAAGTCGTCCTCGCCACCATGCCGGAAGCGTGCGAACGCCATGGCGTCTGTCCAGATGCGGCGCTCCGCCAGGTGTTGGAAGAGGCACACCTCGACCCGGCCATCGTCTTCCTCAGCGTAGGCGACCACACGGTCGCCTGGCGCGGTGCTCTGCACGACCTCAAAGAAGACGGCAGCGTGGGGAAGACTGAAGGGGCGGCTCAATAGCTCCTGCGACAGGCGGCCGAGATCGTCGCTGTCGAAGCTCTCGCTGTGGGGGAAGAGGTACACCGGCGCAGCCAGCATTCGCGGAATGGTCGGCGTGCACCACAGGCGGCCCGAGTGGCGCACGATGTGCTCCTTTAAGCCATAGGAAAGCGGGACCTTCCGTTGTGCCTGCTGAACAGTCATGCGGTGGTCTCCCAGCAGCGCGTGGCGTAGGGACAGAGGCGGCAGAGGTAGAAGTCGGCGGCCTGCGCGATGCGCGGCGGCAGCTCGCCGGCATCGGCGGCGCGCAGGATGTCGACGGCATGGTCGGAGAGCCGCTGCGCTTCGGCGGCGTCGAAGGGCACTGCCTCGTGGTGCAGCGCCAGCGTGTCGCGGTTCAGCGCGGTGAGCAGGGCTACCTCGATCTGGAGGTAGGCCATGTAGAGCTGCACCTGCGCGAAATAGATCGGCTTCGACAGGCGCAGCCCGCGCTTGACCAGGTCGGTCCAGGATCTCTGGCCGAGCGCCTTGTGCTCCCAGAGTGCCGGCCAGCGGACGCCGATGTTCGGCCCAGCGACGATGACGCCGTCGGCGTGACCACGCAGCTTGCCTCCCGCGGAGACGAAGCCGAACTGCTTGCCATCCGCACCGCGGTCGCGCAGGTCAAAGCCGGCCTCCCGCAGCCAGCGAATGGATAGCGCCTCGAACTGGTGGCCGGCGTCGAAGACCCGCAGGATGTCGGCGTCGAAGTCGCGGTCCTTCGGCGCGTGGGTGATCTCGTAGACGAGCTTGCGGGCGCAGGGCTCGCCAACGCGGCTGCCACCGAGATAGTCGCGCGGCACCTGCCGGCGATGGCGCGCGAGCAGGGCGGCGTCGATCGCGGCGTTCACACGCGCCGTCACGGCGACGGCGCCTTCGCGGTGGTGGTCGAGGCGCCCGTAGACAGCGCCGGAGCCGTGGTTCAGGTCGAGCATGTGCTGCTCCGCCGGACCATGCTCTTCGTCGCCGGACTGTCGCTTCCGGTCCGGCTGCGGCAGTACTCGATGAAGCCAGGTGCGTTCAGGTTCTCCTTCTGCGTCCCCCAGCGAAGGTTGCTCGCCCTGTTGTTGGCAGCGTTCTCGTCGAGGTGCATCACCACCGCACCTTCGAAAGGCGGTGGGCCGTGGAAGGCCTCTGCGACGAGCCGGGCGACTTTCCAGGTTCGCTCGCCCACGGTGGTCAGGAAGCGCCCGTCGGTCTTGTTCCAGACACCGAATGTCGGCGTGCCTCCATATGGACGCTGGCCGCCATTGGGCATCGGCCCACGGTAGGGCGCGATCATCACGCGCCCCTCGCTACTGGCCAGCACGCCGGGCACGCTGGGGACATCGCGCCAGATCTCTCCGGTGCTCATGACGATCTCCCCTCAGCTAAAAGGAATCGGGTCGTCGAGCGGATCGCGCTCGGCGGCCTGGCGCTGCATCGAGGCCTGGAAGCCGTCGACGCAGGCCTCGATGATGCGGTCGATCTCGGCCGCGCTGCGGTCGTGGAAGGGGGCGAGCAGCCCGAGCTCCTGCAGCACCTCGGCGAGGGGCCGGCGCGCGTCCTTGATCGCGCGCGTCTCCATCGGCGTCTTGTCGATCACGCCATTCGACCTCCGCGCGAGCGCACCACCGGCGTCGCAGCAGGCCATGCTGCAGAAGCGGTGGTGTGGGAACTCGCCGAGGCGCAGCCCGTGCACATAGCCGAAGCCCTTCGCCTCGCGGCTGCACAGCCCGCAGACCAGGCGCCGGACCTGATCCTCCGGCGTGCAGCGCGGCAGGGACGCGGGCGGTGCGGCTGGCGCTGCGCGCTGCCGGGGCTGGTTCCAGCGCCGTCGTGCCATCCGGCCATCAGCCGTTCAGCCAGGTCGGGCCGCCGGCCAGCGGGGCCTGGGTGGCCGGAGCGTGGGGCTGCGCGGGCGGCGAGGCGGCGGGGCGCTCCCAGACCCGGGCCGCAGGCGGGGGCGACGCCGGCGCGGCCGCGCCACCCCAGGCCGACGGCGTGGTGCCGGTCGCCGGCGCGCGCGCCGTGCGCTGGCTCGGCTGCGGCGGGAGCGCCTCGCCCGCCATGATGCGCGGGTATTCCGGCTCGCCCGGCAGCACCACCCGGTCGATCCGGTTGTTGTCGCCATAGCGGGGATCGTTGGCCGGCTCGACGCGGAGCTTCGCTGCGAAGGTGATGCCGTTGAGGTCGGCGAGGCCGCGAAGGATCCGCTTGGCCTTTGCCGCCTCGCTCATGTCGTGCGGATCGAGGCCGAGCGCGCTGTCGATCATCGCGCGGAACATTCCCTTCGAGATCTTCCAGCCGATCGAGACGCCCTGCTCGTCGACCTTGCCGCCGGCGACGGTGAAGCTCTGCCAGAGCTTCCGCTTGGTGTGCGGGCCCGCCACCACGGTGAACTCGCAGTCGAGCATGCGCACGTCGCTGCCGGGGGTCTTCGCCGCCTTGAGCAGCTCCCGGTCGAAGGGGCTGGCGCCGTCGATGCCGCCCTTGCGGATCTCCATGCGCAGCTTCACGAAGCTGCCGTCCGGGATGAGATCGGTGCCGCGCGGCAGCTCGGCGTCGTTCATGTCGAAGGTCATGCGTCAGCTCCTAGGCGCGAGGTTGATCTTGCGGAGAAGGGCGGCGAGGTCCGGCGGCTCGGTCTCATCCAGCCGGCCTGAGCGGTCCTTGGCCGGCAGCCCGAAGCTATTCGCCGTGCGGCAGACGAGGCGGCGCTCCGTGCCGCGCTCCGGGTCGTGCACCGGCGCGCCCTGCGCATCGCGCGAGAACAGCGCCATCGAGACCACCTGGTCGACGATGCCTGGGAGCTCGCGGCCGGCCTTGCCGCCTTCCATCTGCGGCTGCCAGGACACGCGGCCGAGGTCGTCGGTCACGCGCTCCAGGATGCCGACCATAATCAGGCTCTTGCCCGGCGCGTGCTGCAGGTGCTTCAGCAGCCCGATCACCTCGCGCGCCATCAGGCCGTAGGCGCCGCGCGTGTCGGGTTTCCCGGTGCGGTCGGAGAAGGCCTCGGGCCGCGTCTTCGCCCACGCCATCGCCTGCCGGGTTAGGTCGGTGATGCTGTCGAGGAAGACGATGCTCTTGCCGGCGAGCAGCCGGACGAGGTCGGGATGCGCGCCGACCAGATGCTGGTGGTGCGCGGCCGAGAAGTAGCCGTTCGGGTCGGCGGCCGGGTTCACGCCGCCGATCAGGCAGGCGAGGTCGATCGCGTCCTCGAAGCAGCGGATCGGGATGCTGTCGCCGGGCCAGTCCTGGACGGACTTCATGCCGGCCTCGAGATCCACGCAGAGCGTGGTCTCGTGCGGCAGCGTCTTGACCAGGGTGGTCTTGCCGACGCCGCTCGGGCCAAACAACGCCATGGTGGTCTTGTTCGCCGCGGCGGAGAGCCGCTCGTCGGCGGTGACGATGCGCAGCGGCATCAGGCGCCTCCCGCCTTGAGGGTGAGCCGGAAGGTCTGCCGGCCGGTACGGACCGTGCGCGCCGGCTCGAAGGCCTGTCGGATCCGCTCGGGCCAGGCGACGTAGGCGCGCTCCGGCACCTTGAAGCTGACCTCGAGGTATTCGCCGGGATCCTCGCCGCCGGCGCGGATCTGCGCGGCGAGGTCGGCGAGCCGGCGCTGGTCCCACTCCACGCGCTTCGGAAGCTCGGCGGTGACCTCGACCTCGCCGTCGTCGAAGCGCACGGTGCCGGTGTCCTTGCCGGCGGCGGCACGGGCGCCAATCGCGCGCTGCTCGTAGCGGAGCGCGATGGCGGCCTCGATCCAGTCTTGCATGCGCCTGGCGGCCTCGACCGCCTCGCGCGCTTCGGCCTGGAGGAGGGCGAGGTGCTCGGCCGGGAGCGCGATGATGTCGCCCACTGGCAGGTGGCGCAGACTGTCGAGGGTGGGGCGGTTCAGGGCGGGGGTGAGCATCAGGCCGCCTCCGCCAGGATGCGCGGGAGGAGCAGCGGCGAGATCCGCCGCGGCCGGCGTCGCGCGATGGCAACGTAGTCGTAGTCCTCGAAGCCGCGGCGGCGCTGCACGAGATGGACATGGCCCGCCTCGGCGAGCTTCAGCGCACGGCTCGACAGCCGCGCGACACGGACGCGCTCGTCCGGCGACAGCAGGTTCAGGCTCGGGCAGGTCTCCCGTGCGAGCGCGCCGCGGTGGTAGATGATGGCATCGCCGCTGGCGGCGGTGCCGAGCCATGCGCAGAACGCCCCCTCAGTGAGCGGCGCCGGCGGTGGGATGGGGATCGGAGAGCAGGTGGCCATGACCAGCATTACTCAGGCGCCGCGAAATCCGTATCAGGCCGCCGAGGCGATGCCGGCCGCGAGCAGACGCAGCCGCATCTCGCGGATGCGCCGGTAGATCCGCATGCGCGGCATCGTCCCCTGCTCGCCGAACTCGTGCGGCGTGTGGCGGCTCAGCGCGGCGCAGAGGGGGTGATCCTCGGGGTCGATGGCGCCGACGGCGCGCTCGAGGTCGAGGCGGCGCTCCAGCGCGGCGAAGGCGTCGGAGGGCTGGCCGCACCAGCTCCCGTAGCTGTCCGCTTCGGTGAGGACGTCGGCGAAGGTCAGCTCTTCGCTGCCCGGCAGCCGGTCGTCGAGCGAGACGGTGTGCGCGCGGCGCCGACGCTGCCGGTGCCGCTCACCGATGCGGAGGGCGGCGTGACGCATGCAGACGCGGGCGAAGGCGCCGAGCGTGCCTTTGGTCGGATCGTAGGCGGGCAGTCGCGACAGAAGGTCCGCCAGCAGGTCGTGGCGGAGGTCATCGCGGTCCTGGGGAGGCAAGCCGAGGCTGCGCCCGAGCCTCCGGGCTTCCTCGGCGGCGACGGTCTGGATGGTGCGGAGATCGGCGGGCGTGATCGGGCGAGACATTCGGGCTGGGCTCCATCGAGGTCGATGGCCACAGCCTCGGGCGAGCAGCCGGAGGAATCCTCTCGCCTTCCTCCCCCGATCCTCCCGGAATCCTCTCCGCCGCGTGCTGGCTAGGCGAGCGCCACCCGGATGGGGGGCGATGCCAGGCGGTAGCCACGCCGCGTCACGTTGACGATCAAGTCCCGGCCCTGCTGGCGCGGGAGCTCCGCCGCGCTGCACAGGGCCTCACGGATGCGGCTGATCGATTTCTCCAGCTGTTCGACGGCGATTGGCTCTGCCCGATCTTCTCCACCGGACAGGGCCCTGAGCAGGTCGTCCTGCCGCGCGAGCGCCTGGCCGTCGGCCGCCTCACGGGCCAGCACCGCCAGTACGTCGAAGTCACGCGGCCGGAGCCGCAGCTGCGCGCCGGCGAAGCTGGCCGTCACGCTTAGGACGTTGACGGTCAGCAGCATAACGTCCGGGTCGGCGCCTGCGGTGCCCAGCGCCGACGGCGCCAGCCGATCGCGCTGAAGGCTCAGCTCGGTCGGATGCAGCGCGTCGAGCAGCCCGACCAGGTGATAGCGCATGTCGAGGAAGGGGCGCCGCGCAGCAGCGTCGACGCCGGGGGGCACAAGCAGCGTGGTACTCGGCGGCGCCGGGGCTGCACGCAGGACAGGGAGAAGCACGTGCGGCTGGGAGGCGAGCGGATCCAGGATCAGGACCACCGTTCGGCCGTCTGCCAGGTCCCCCAGCCGCCAGACGCCAGCGCCGAGCCGTTCCGGTGGATCGGACCAGCCGGTTCCGGCGGCCAGCATCTCAACGAGGCGATCGACGGCGATGGCGAAGCTGCGAAGATCGGCAGCGTCGAGCGAGGTGCCCGCGTCCGCGTCGTCAGGGCAGTCGGCGACGAGCCGACCGTCGATCTCCACGATCGGTCGCTCGCCAAATCCACAGGTGCAGCCCGCGCAGGGCGGCCAGCTCGAGGCAGGCGGGAGCTCCGTGAGGATCCCCTTCGCGAGCAGTCGCGCGAATGCCGGCCCCAGGAACGGTGCCGCGTCGCGCCCAGAGAGGATCGGCTCCGGCCCCGCGGTGCTACGCCGCAGCAGCAGCTTCGCCAGGCTGTCGTTCAAGGCAGAAGCCGTTTCGGCGGAGAAGCTCCATGATGCGGGCCTCGAAGCGGTGCCGCTTGAACACCGCGAGCGACGGCGGCTTGATCTTCACCGTCACACTCGTCGCGCGCTTCCTGCCGGCGAAGTGGATGCGCAGCACGACATGCCCGATACGGTACCGGCCGGGGCCGAACGCCACACGGTCGGTGTGCTGCTGGACGCGCATGAGGGCCGAGCCGCTGAAGGAGCGCGTGACATGCGTCGCCAGGACGATGGGGTGGCCGTCACGCGTCTCGCTGTCGAGCCTGTCCAACTGCACCTCGATGATCTCGACGCGCTGGATCCCCGGGTCGAAGGCGTGATCGACACCGAAGCCGAGGCCAGTCCGCTCGATGCGCTCCAAGGTGTAAAGATCCTGGCAATCCTCGCCGGCGAAGAAGCCGGGCCGCTGCAGGATGTGGCGCGCGAAGAACTCCGCCAGATCGGCGCGCAGGGCCTTGCGCAGCCCGGCGATGCCGAGCCTGCCGGTGCTCACCTGGTAGGAGAGGACCGCATATTCGAGCCGCCGGAAGCGGATCACTTCCTCGCCCCCGCGCCCCACCACCGGCAGCACAGAGACGGGGGCGCCATGGCTGACCACAGCGCGCAGCGTATCGCCATCCTCGTACCAGCCCACGCGGCAATGGGCACCGCGATGATCGCGCTTGAACTTCTCGCCGGCCGCGGCCTCGAAGGCGTCCTTGGCCGGACCGGCCAGGACGGGCTCGACGCTCTCATCGCGGCCGACGTACTCCGCGAAGGACGACCGCGCCTGCAGCGCCGCGAGGTCCGACGCCGCGTCGAACACCTTCGGGTACCGGAGGTACGCGAGCAGCGCGAAGTGCTTCGGGTCGAGCGGGATCGCGTCATCAGTGCCGTCGTTGGCGGGGGCGGCAATGGTGACCTTCAGGCGCGCAGCGCGTTCCTGCAGCAGCACCATGCCAGCCTCGGTGCCGAGCTCCGCGACGTGGTGGAGATCCGCCACCAGCCCGCTCGGCAGCGCGTCCTCAGGCCCCTCGAACAGCCTCGTCAGCGCGGCTCGCGCCTCCGGCTCCGGCAGGTCAA